CGTCCTGAACTCGCCCATGAGGTATGATTCGCGCTCCGTCAGCGGTATGCCTGCCGCCCGCTTTTGCTCGGCCTTTGCCTTTTCGGCTGGAAACTGTAGTGCCAGCTTCTGGCTTGTCGGCAGGGATGGGCTGTACCCACTCTTTGCTTTTTCAGCGGCGAAACGTTCGCCTGATTCCCGTATGCGCGTATCCATCTGCGCCTGGTTTACCATACGCAGGGCGTCCTGACCTCCGCCCAATGCCGATACGGTCTGGTCTGCCGCCGTTTGCATGTCAATTAGTTGCCGGGGAGGAGCTGGCTGCAACTTCATGGCTCCGATATTCTGTGCAATGTTAAGTGCGTTTGTTGCCGGTAAGCCAATCCCGTCGTATTTTCTCTTCTTCGTAGCCATCTTCCCGTTCCTCCGTTTTAAATTATTAGTTCGTGAAATTAGGTCTGCACATTATAAGTGATGGGTAAATATAAGTTGCTTCGGAGTAGCTCTCCCCGTATCCGTAAGTGGGTTCTACAATTAGACCGGTATCAGGAAAAGTATATCCGTCAAACGTCGCTGAAAGCTTTGCTGTCCCAACTGTTTGACCAACGCTGACTTCCATACCATTCGTTATCTCATCCTCGTTAAGGGTAAATCCGCACGGGTCGTTATCAACATAGGCCCCCATGAACCAGTCAAAAGTTGATCCGCTTGGACACGTTGCAGGGACAACGGCTTTTACGCTTCCATCCTTTATTATTTTGTAGGTGAAGTAGAAAGTACTCTGCTCCCCGACTTCTGGGGGTCCCTCTTCGTATGGCTCCCAAATCTCCCCCCAGTCAATATGCAACAACGGAAGTCCGAGAGTTTCCGTCCCAGTTGATTTTTGGGCCACGGCGGCAAGCGTGTCCTCCCAATTCCGCATCGGAACATTCGGCTCTGCATTCCCGACATAATTTATTCCAGCGGTTTGTTCAAAATTGTCATAGTTTTCCCACAACAAAGCCTTTCCATTAAACACACCCATGACTTTAATTATGTCTTGCATGATATGTTTTCCAGCATAGTCGTTTTTATTTGCAACCCTGTAGCTATTTGGGTACTGCACTATTGGCTGATTAGACCCGTCCAAAGTATCTGCGTACCTATAACCCCAGTTTCCTGCGCCGTCTGTGAGACCTAGAATATCAATGCAAAGCCATTTTCCAAAATCGCCATATTTCTCGCTTTCATCATCGTGCCATTTGTAGTAGTAGTAGACAAATTTATATGAGTCAGTTCCAAGAATCCACGGCTGATACATAACTATTCCTCCAATAAGCCAATATTGGATTTCTGCAAAAAAATTATGGTCTAGAGGATTTTCATATCCATTAAGATTGGATAGCCCTCCGAAACTCCACGCTCCGTCTACATATTGCATTTGTTCATATGATTCACCACGCAGTCCTCTGCGCTGTCTATACCCTTTGTAAATCTGGTTCCTTAGATTGTAGTCCCAGAAATTATTGTCTGTTGGAGTTGTAAAGCTCATATCAATTTAGGTATCCCACCAGTTATGTTTCCACCGTCGTTGTACAAATAGAATCCAGCGGATGCAATCGGAACAAACTGGTACGCCGAACCAGTCCACACGGGTATGGATTTGGTTGCCGGAGTTGCGCTTTTCACCCATGCCTTTGTCGTATCGTTCCAATAGACTATCTGTCCGGAAGCGGTTCCAGTAGGCAACCCGCCCGGCTCCCACCCCGGCTTGCTTTCGTCCAGCGTGAGAACGTCGTTGTCGTCGCCGCCAACCGGAACAAGGCGAAGGTTCGACTCAAGGGTGTTGTATAGCCCCTCCACCGCGTCCTGTATCTGCGCCACGGTTGCGGGCGTACCCTCGATTGCTTCCCTGTATGCCTTGTCGGCAAACGACTCTTCCGCCTTTTGCTGATCCTGCTTGCTCCACTCCCCGTCTTCGTCCAGCTTCTTCTGGTCAAGGATGAACTGCTTGGCCTTGCGCTCCATCTCCCTATCGTCGCGCCGCTTCTGGCTGGACTTTTCCGCCGAACTGGTATCGGATTCGGAATCCCCATAGCCGCCAAACTGGTTCAGGGCGGAAAGATCATCTTCCCGCCTGTTCTCCATCCCCAGCATGTTTTGAAGCCAATCAGACATTTATATTCCTATGTAAGTTGCCCACTGGTAATCCAGTCCGCGTTGGTGAAACTCGTTACAGCATCGGCATCCGCCGCCTTGCTTCCAAGCGTGGTCGTTACGCGCTCGTAAAGGAACAGGTGCTGTCCGACCTGCTTCACGTCGTCAACGATGTACGGCCCCTGTGGATTGGCTGGAGCCGACGGAGCGGTAATGGACGCCGTAGACAGGTCTGCCGTGGTCGGTCGCCGCACAAAGAATTTTCCCTGCCGCGTAATGACCTTCGTTCTCCATTCCGGCAGCTCGATCAGATGCACTTTCGGTCCTCCGGTTCCGCCAACGTCAATCGGCTCCCAGCCCGCATTGCCTGCATTGTCGGTAATGGCATTGTAGAACGTGCGCTTCTCGCGCTCCGTCAACGCCGCCGATCCCATGAAGTACCATGCGTCGGCATCGTTCTGTGGAGCCACGTACTTGAAGATCATCTTCCGGTAATGGTACTTCCCGTCAACCACTTGGAAATTGTCGTACCGCGTAACGGTCTTGCTCCTGCCGCCCGCCTCCACGCTTCCAAGGTCGGGACTGCCGCCGTTCGGCAGGTCTTCGCTGACAACATCCTCCTGAATGAGAATCTGTTCTTCCGGCTCCCCGAATGTCACCATGGGGTTTCCATCCCCGCCGTCGTAGCTTGCATCCGTGGTGAATATAAGTTTCAGATGAAGGTTTATTTCTCCGTTTTCCTGATTCGGGTCTTGGCTGTACTGGACAATCCTTCTGCCATTCACCACTGTTCCAAGCAGGTCTGCATCTGCCGGCAAGGAACCCGTCGCCGCCGTGCCGTTCTTGTTGGTGTAGGTGGTGCCATTGCTGGAAACATAGAAGTTCCCGCTGGCATCGAAGTAGTACTGTGCCTCGAAGGTGGCGATGGATGTCGGCAACATGTGGAGCTTGAAGAAGTCCGCGACAAGTTCCGTCGGGCTGGCCCGATAGCTGAAGATAAGATCGGTATTGAAATGCTGGCTCAGGAACCACGTTATGGTTCCGAATCCGGTTTTCTCGTCAATCACAGGTATCTGCCTGACGGTAAACCACTTTCCTTCCAGCACCCCGGCATTGATCGTGTATATTGAATCCGTGTAGGTAGCTTCGCCGTTTTCCTCCGCCATTTCCTGAATGTATTTTGGATCGCAGTAAAGGATCTCCAGCACCACGTTCTTGCTGCCGCTCTGGTAGTTGGTTCCGGCCTTGACCCTCCACTTGGTACCCGCCTCGGTTATTGGTGCCGCTACGTTCAGTTCAAGCTCAAGCGTCTGGAGCATCGCCCAGCCCTTGAGGCTCTTGTACCGCCCGTCGTAGTCGTAGACTATCCTGAACTCGTCGGCCCGGTAGATTCCGTGCCTGATCTTGCCGTTGTTCACCTGCGGATTCGTCACGCTGCGGTATTCTATTCCGCTGGAGGGAGCCGTGTAGTCACAGACCAATGCCCCGGTTACGGGTTCGATAATACCGTCGTCGTTGAACTCCCAATAGTCGGCAACCATGAGGCCGTCGTATGGGTCGCCGTGCAGCACTTCCGTTGGCGTCCAGCTTGCCACCGATCCAATCCCTACCACCGAGGCCGTGCCGTTGGAAATCCAAAGCTGGGCCGAGTCGGAAAGACGGTTCAACTGCCAATAGTACAGACCCGTATCAAGTATGACCCGCAGTTCGTACAACCCGTTTTCGTGAATGAATATGTCCTGTGTGTAGGCAACCTCTCCAGAGTCGTACCAGTCGCCATTTGCGTCTATTGGATGGACGACGCCGGATACAACCAGGACGTTCTGGTTATTGGTGCTTACCCATCGGCGCATGTACTCCATGCAGATGTCATGGTACGTTTCTGGGATTGAAGGCCAGTATCGGACAATGCTTCCATCCGCCCGCTGACCAACCTCGCGGTCAACGAACAGGTGGGCGTGTATTTCCGCCAGTATCTCCCGCGCTATCTCAATTTCTGCCGCTGTCAGTGCCATTTCATCTCCTATTCAATGCGTTCAACCTGTTCCATTATTGTGTTACACCCTTTATCCGGCCAACATCGTCCTTGATCCTGCCCAGCTCGTTCATGATGTCAGATTGCATTTTGTCGCGCTTGTAACCAATGCTTTCAATGGCGTTTGCCAGACGTTCTGTAGCCTCGGTTTTGGTCAATTCGATCTCCCTCGCCAGGCGCTTGTGTTCGGAATCTGAAATCTTTTCAAACAGGTTTAGGTCGTTCTCGGTCTGGCGGATGGATTGTTCAATGGCTTCTGTTTTGGCAACAGACTCAAACGACATTTTAAACACGGCACCGCCAACCACAACCAATATTCCCATTAGCGTCAATATGGTTCCGAGCATCCGCCCGATGCTGCGGTGCTTGTCCTCGCAGTCTGGCAAACTCACATTAATGTGTTCCCCGGCGGGCGTGATTGCATCCATTGGTTTGTCCTATTCGTTATAAAGTTGCTGCTTCGCTGCGTTTTCCCCTGTGGTCATGGTGTTCTCCCTTGTATTATTCCAGCGATCCGGCGGCTTCGTAGTATGCGGCTTGGTAAGTGCTTACTTGCATATCAAGATCAAGCGCGATATTGGCAAGCGTCATGGGGTTGCTAACCGAATCGCGCCCCTCGCCAAATACCCCGGCATAGACAATATCGTTGTATGCAAAAACGTGGCACCAAATTCCCCACAATCCCATCAACGACTCGCTCTGTGACGATGTTGATACATAGGGAGCAGAACTTGTAGTGTCGCGGATTACGAATTTTTCCGAAAACAACTGCGGTACGTAACCGCTCGAATCATTTCCGCGCGTCGTTAGTTCTCCAGCAAAAAACGAGCTGAAGGTTGTCTGGTTGCGGCAAAGAATCATCGAGCATTTACCAGGACGAACCTCTCCAGGCGACACGCTTGCGTCATCCGAAAATGGGGTTTGGTTGGTGCAGGCAAACCAAAACTGGCCAGGCACAATGCCGGTGAACGGTGCGTTTGAAACCGATGCCGTTCCCCAAGTCCAAAGCCGATGAATGCCCGCGTTGTCGCCACTTACAATCCAAATTGGGTCGTTGGTGGCAAGCAGGCTGGCCTGCAGCTCGTAGCTGGCTGTGCAGGCGATATAAAGCAGTCCGTTTGTCTGCGCGGCAGCCGGTATTCTTGCGGCGGCCACCCCGCTTGAAATGTTTGCGACCCGCCTACTCGCTAAAACTGGAATGTATGATCCATAGGCAAGAGAAAACCGATCGCCATAAAACTGCTTGTCTCCGTAAATGCAGTTGATATTTTCGGCGGTGTAGTTTTTCGCTGTCGTTGTTGACGCGGCAACAGAGGGAGGTTGCGCACCAACAAGCGAAACATTGCGAATCACCACATTATTAATCGTCTCAATTTGTTGCGTCCCGAAGGCTATTTTTCCATTGTGAACATTGCCGCTGACCCCATCAATAACAACATTGCTAACGACGGTTCCGGGTTTACTCACCGACGTTCCGAATGATATTACCGTGTCGTTATCGTCATAATCCCGGAACGTCACCCCGCTAATAAAAACATCACTTATCACGCCATTGGTTATAGGTGTGTTAATCAGAATATCTCCATTGCAAATAAGATTGTTTACCCGGATATTCGAGCAGTTCCCCATGCTGGTGTCGGCTTTTATTAGCAGCCCTGAAAATGCACGCTTTTTCACCAGGCAATTACGAACGTCCCAGTCGTCGGCACCCTTTAGTACAAGGCAATGCCCGCCTCCGTCGCTATCGTTGTCAATATCTCCAATGGAAATTACGTTATCAATCAACCCCCCTGTACCAGTTACCTGCAAGGTGTGGGAGGCCCCCCTGCCGGTGATCAGCAAGTTCTGAAGCACCGCGTTGGCCGTGTTGGTTGTGTTTCCGTTGAACGAAACCAGATCCGAATTAAATGAATCCGCATGGTTGAGATGTATGTTTCTCAGAACACAGTTGGATGCGCCATCTGTTAATGACCAAAGAAATCGGGTAACATTCAGCGTAGTATTTTCCCGACCTGCGCCATCTATGGTAATGCCCGGCTTGTCGAATCCAAACCACCCATTTGTCGCATAATAGGTTCCATTACCAATCCATAACGTATCTCCAGCAGCAGTCGCCGCATAGGCACCTTCAACATCGTTGGTGTAGTACGCCTTGGTTCCATTTCCTTTCAGCAGCCACACACCGGTATCGATGCTGTTCGCGGCGTTGGAAACAACCGTCAGCCCGGAAGCGGTTGCTACGGTAACGTCAGTCAGTACCGCCGCGCCGTTGAAGGTGAAACTTGTTCCTGTTACTTCCACCACCCCTTCCCCGCTTTCGGTGTAAAGGCCGATCACGTCGTCGCCGTATAGTCCAATGCCGCCGTTGTTAGCGAGCATAACCAAATTGCTTCCCAAGCTTTGAAAAGCCACAAGGCCGGTTGCCTCGGCCAATAGGTTCCCGTTTGTTGCCAACAAGGACAAACTGCCATTGGTTAGCGAAGCCGACCCGCTGGCGAGGAGCGCGTCAATATCCGCCTGCTGCAAGCCGTTGGTGATCTGCGCTGCGTCCGCCGTCGCGCCCTGCGCCGATGTCGCATAGCCGAAAACAAATTCCGTTTCCAGCACCGGTACCGGGTAATCCCCCAGCAGGTCGTCGCCGGACACCCACCCGGTCAATGGCGCGGTCGCCGTCGTGGCCGCGTTGGTGTAGTAGTAGTTCGTCGAGGCGTTCTCGGATATTTTCCATCCGCCGGTACCGCCGAAAAGAATGACGTTGGCTGCTCCAGCAAAGTAGGCCACCGCGCCGCTGTTGGAAACGTAGGTGAATGTCGTGTTGGCCTCGGAACTACCGGCAACCGAGCAGGTATAGTTCGTCGCCGTCGCAAGGTCGGCAATGTAGGCCGCGTTCGCAACGGACAGATTGGAAACAACCGTCAATCCAGTAGCGGTCGCCGCGTTGAGGGCCGCATTGGAAACCGCCGAATAGTTTCCGGGCGTGGCCGATGCAATAGCGGCAACAAGCCCGTTGCTAACCACCGTGTCGGAAGCGGCATATCCAGCCGTATTCGATGCGATGTTCCAGCTGTTTGTATTTATCTGCAACACAACCGCCGCGTCAGCCGCACCGTAGGCCGAAACAATCGCCGCGTTCGACATGAGCGTACCGTCGAAGATCATCCCGACAACCTCATTCTGGTTGCTGCGGACAAGCCCCATATCGTATCGCCCCTGCGCGTTCGTCGTCACCAGCTCAAGGGCACATCCAGCCATTGGAAAAACCATTCCAACCATTGAAACAAAAACCACCGCCATTTTCATCTTCTTCATAATATCTTCTCCTATGCGTAGCCAATCGGTATTTTAGGGCAAATCCATTCCTCTCCAACGATGTATTCGCCAACCTTGACCTGCTTGGGACTGCGGTACATCATGCCCGGCGCGCCTTGGTTCGGCTCCGTGTTCAAAAGAAACTGTTGCAGATAGCCACTTGTTTTCATCGCCAGCAGCAGCATCTCGGAGCAGAACACCTTTTCCTTGTTTTCAACATTGGCCCGCAAAAGCATTCCAAGAATGGTCCCGCGCCAATCGTACCGCATTCCACGGTCGACCATCTGCTCAAGCTGCGTGATGAACGACTCGTGTTCGCAAGCGCACATTTGGATTGCGTAAAGCTCTATGATTGTTCCCGGCGTGTGAACGTCGCCAACCGTGCCGCGCCTCGCCCCGTTGTGGCCCGTCTTGGCGTCCTTGAGGTGCCACGACTCGAAGCATTTCCCGTCCGGCTCGATCCAGAGTGCGTGAGAAGGCCCGGACTTGCCGACCCATGTAAACCACTGGATCATCCGGCTGCTGAAACTCTTGCCTCTGGAATAGCCTATCATGCACAACCCTCCACAAGCACCGCGCCCATCGCCATGTCGGCCAGCCTGTTCTGCGTTGCGCTTGCCAGGCAGTGGCAGAGTTTGTGCCATAGGTTCTTCATAACGCCCCCAGCGGAACCGTGTTCCCGTTCGCCACATCCTTTACCGGGACTTCCGTGGTGGCGTTGTTGGAGTTGTTTATGGTCGTCACTCCCGGTATCGGCGCGACTATGGCGCACTTGTACGCGCAACCGGATAGCATGAATGCCAGAAATAAAAGCACCGACACCAGTGCCAGCAGGCACAACCTTGCTTCTGTCTTTTCGTTCACCAGTCCACCTCCTCTATACCCATCACGCAACCCAGCACCAGTAGCAGCGCAACACATACCATTGCTTTGCGCTTAATGTATCTCACGGCTTTAGAACTCCAGTTGGACGGTTACGAGTGCATTGGTGGCGACGATGCCAGTCACCTTTCCTTGGAAGACCGGGAACGATCTCTCCGGTCTTAGGTTGTCGAGAATACCCCCGTCAAGCAGAACCGCGTCCTGCCCGTCGTTGGAATAGTACACGGTCTTGTCGGCCTCCGCGAATATGATGGCGTTAAGCCTTCGTCCATTATTAGGCAGTTTCAGCCACTCGATTCCATCCGCTCCGGTTGATACCCCGTAGGTATGGACTGGCATATTTGTTCCAGTTCCGTAATTCACCGCCCAATAGGTGTACGCCGCTGCGTTCGTGCTGGTGACATAAGCCCCCTGCGCCACCACATGGTTGTTCGTCCATGGAACCGCCGTATAGGACACCATGCTCGGCACTATGACCGTGCTGGAGTTCGTTACCGCAACCCCGTAGCTCTGTGCATGTGCCGCCAAGCAGCAAAGCACCATGATTGCAGAAATGATCATTGATTTCTTCATATTGTTTTCCTCCATCCGTCGTCTACATCGAATCCCCCAACATCCGCAAACATGCCGCAGTCGGGCGTTATCAGTACTTCCGTTGCTTCCTGTTCCCTGAGTTCCTTGATTGTTCCATTGAGCGAGTGCGCCCACGTCCCCGTTTTTTCACGGCTTGCCCACTCCCTTATCTTGTCGGCTATCCACGCGATCAAAGCCGGTTCCGCAATGTCGATCTTCCATTTGAGCGTCCTGTAGTCGTCGTCTTCCGTCGGTGTCGGTACGGTTGTCGCACTGTAGAAAGCGGCTTTCAGAAACCTTCTGAACGCGAGAACCTTGTAGCTTGTTACCCCGTCTTCAACATCAACCTTTATCCTGCGGTATCCGTCCGAGTCATCGGCTATGTGTTGGAACCTGTAGCTGCCGGGAGAATCGCCTCCGTTCATAAGCGATCTGATTGCATCCTGGTTCCAAACGAGCACATCCCCGTCGTCGCCTTCGGCAAGAGCAACGACCGCCCTTACAACGTCAACGTCCTCGTCGTCGTCGGCTTCCCCATCGAAAACAATGATCCCGTTCGAGTCGGGCGTCTTCTCCAGTTCGATCTTCTTGGTGTGGAAAGGGAATGCCCGCCATACAATGGGTTCGCTGGCGTTGTAGAAGTCAACCGCCACTTCAAGCAAATCATTTGGTATCGCGCTTGAGAGTTTAAGTGCTTCCCTGATCGCCGCCTTGATGATCGTTTCTACTGTTCGGTATGCCATGGGTAGAACCTTCGGGAAGGCGGGACTTTATCCCCGCCCTCCCTTGGTGTTGATGGTTATTTCTTAACCGTATAGCGACCGGACAGAAGCGTTGCTCCAGAACCAGTGGGAACAACGATTGCGACGGGGTTGTTTCTGAACCCGGTGAACACGTCAGGTATGGCCGTAGTCATCGTGGTTTTCCCGGCGAACTGGATAATGTCTGCCTGATCGCATACATACACCGGCTCTTTAAGCTCCACGGTTGCCGATGCGGTGTTTGAAACCACCGTCGATGTGGCGCTTGCCGGAGTTAGTGCCGCAATGTCCAGCAACGTACCCCCAACAATCAGATAATCACTGGTAGTCAGCAATATCCCTCCGATTGTATTGGTCGCGGTTGTCGGTAGCGTAATGGTTGTCCCTGTGGATGCAGCCGATGCCGGAGCGCTCACTTTCGCCCGCTGGATCGTAACCGTTACGTTAGTCGCAATGCTGAGATAAATGTTATCGTCAACAATGGTTCCATCCTGTTTCGGGATAACAGCCGTCGCACTGTTTGCACCAGACGCGAAAAACGATCCTTCTACCGCTCCCGCACTGATTGCACCGATCAGCAGTACCGCCGTGAGTATCACCATCTTGGTTTTGCTTGCTTTCTTCATCTTCATTTCTCCTGTTTATTTTCTGGTTTCAAGAATCGGAAGGAGGGGCTCGCCCCCTCCCCCGTGTTCCAATTAACCGATGGATTCACCGCCGAAAGGCAGTTGCTTGTTGGTTCCGCTGTAGTTGTTCGGCTTGGTCGTGCTGACACATGCCTTGTAGACCGCAGCAAGGTTCGAGTTGATGGTTGCAACCTGATGGGGTACGAGGTAGCCCATCGACACGCTGTGTCCGGTCTTGGTGATGTCCTGGATCTTGAACTTCGGAGCATCCAGGGCATTCGTTCCGCCGAGATCCAGAGTACCCAGGGCACCCTTGCCGATGATGAACGCGCTGTGGACTTCTCCCCACTCCGCACGGACATTCTCGGTCGTGGCCGCTTCGGTCAAGGCCCAGTCGTCGCGGATGAACGCGAGCTGGCCGTGGCGTCCCAGCCACTGGTCTTCCAGACCCTTGATCATCGGCTTGCTTCCGCCGCTGATGGAGTCGCGGATTACCGGATTAAGTTCGGTATCGAACAGCATGTCGTCCATCATGCTCTGGGAAAGGATGCACGGATAGAATCCGTTGATCTTCTCCGCACCGCTCATCCCAAGGCGGGTAGCAATCTTGTGAAGTTCGGTCAGGCGTGTCAGCGAACCAGCCGCCACCATGTCTGTGAACGTGTCGGCACCGCCTGCGTAGACCTTCGGGGCAGACTTGAAGGTGAACGCCGTTCCGTACAGGGTAACGGTCGCTTCTACCGTGGCATCGAATGCCGTGGTCAGCGTTCCATCAGCAGCGTAGACTCCGGGCTTCATTCGGCCATACGCCAGCGCGTTCTGCGCAAGTTCGTGGCAGCGGAGGCGCAGAGCGGTCGGTAGGTCTTCCTGCGCCCATGCCTTCAGGTCGATCCACGACATCTTCTGCGATACGGTTGCGATTTCCAGGTATTCAGCAATCCACTCCATCGGGACCAGCATCTGGTTGGTCTGGAGGGAAGCACCTGACAACGGATCGGAGCCTGCGCCGCCGGGGGTTGCCATGTGCGAGGGGCGCCGAACGCCCTTCTTCTGGGTGAGCTTCATAAACTCGCCGTTCATTACGGGTATTCCGCGCTGGGTGAAGTACGCCGGGTTGCAGAGTACTCCCTGACGGAACGGACGTTCGAGCAGCGTCTTTTCGAGATACCGCTCGACCATCGGGGTGCCGCCATCCTGGTTGAGGACATTGACAACATTAACGTTTGTAACAGTCATATTATTCTCCTTGGCCTATCCGGCCATTCGTAAGATTTCCTTTTCAATGTCATCCGAGGTCTCCCCGCCGGTCGATTTACTGGCCACGCCAGTACCGCCTCCGGGTGTATCGAGCGTTTCGTACTTCGAGAGCTTTGCGCGTAGATCACGCACCTGTTTCTGAAGTGCCGCCGCCCCGGCCTTGGACGAGTCCGAGTTTGCTCCTGAAGCCTTGACGATGTGATCGACCAGTTGATGGTGGACGTATGGGTGGCTGAGGATGTATGCGGCAAGGTTTTCAGGTAGTGCGCCGTCGCCTACCACCGTTCCGGTTTCCTTGTCTACCGATCCAATCATGCTTTTGTTGAACTCGGCCATCATGGCCGCAGCAGGACTGTTCTCTTCGGCAAGGTACTTGAAATCTTCCTTTGCCATTTTTTCCTCTTCCTCGTATTCCCTGACTATCGCCGCCTGTTCCTCGCGCATCTTTTCCATGGCGCGAGTCTCGCGGTTCTGGATCATCGGCATTTCGCGGGCGACCATCGCAATGACGTCGTTCCCGTAATCGCCGTACTCTCCATTAACGGCCTTGTCGTAGATGTCCTGAAGTTCACGCGAGGAAGCCTTGCGGATACCTGCGTTGAGTGCGTTCTCGTCGCCAACACCTGTTTCCCATACCTTGACCATCGCGCCAACGGTTTCATCAACCGATAGGTTCGCGGTCTTTGCATGTTCGAGCTTTACTGTTGCCTCCGCCTTCCACTCCTTCAGTTCCCTTATCTCCCGTCTTTGACGGGCATAGGCCGCGTTGTTAGGGTGCTTTCCTTCTTCGTCCTTCAGTTCGGCTTTCTGTTCCGGCTCCTGGTCGCCGTCTTTTTTCTCAGGTTTTTGAACTTCTTCCTTAACCGTTTCGGGTTCTTCCTCGACCGGCTTCTTTTCGACCGCAAGTTCTCCGGCTATGGCCTTTGCCGCCGAGTCGTCTTCGTCGTCAATGCTTCCGGCAGACGCTAAAATCGTCTGTTCGAGTTCTTCCGATGTCTGGTCTTCGATTTTCTTTTCTTCGCTCATGGCTTCATCCTTTGGTTTTCCTGTGTTTTTAAGGTGTTCGCGTCACCTCTCGGATTCGTTCGGCTCCGGTCGCCTTTTAAAAATCATTCAAAATCATTGTCTGGAGCAGTGTCGTCGTCATAGAAATGCTGCATGGACGTAAAATGTTCGCTGTCGTCCTTCTCCGGTTCAGCGTTCGCCACATTGATGATGTTGGCTAGGCAGGCGAGGAAGCCGCGCCGGAAGCCATCCCCGGCACCATGGAGGATATTGGCAACCAGATAGCCGTTGAGCAGGGAGTCCAGCTTGTGGAATGTCGTCGTGCTTGCGAACTGCTTGAGCAGAGCGGTGTCTTCCTGCGTCCATTCGGACTTGGCTATTTTAAGAATCTGAATCGGTTGCTTCTTTTTACTTGACCATTTCATCGGCTACGGCCCCTCCAAGTTCACGTACTGCTTCTATGGTTTCGGTGTTTTGTTCGACCTGCTGCTTGATCTGTTCAACGGCCTGCTGTATCTGCATAAGGGTTGTGGTGATGGGTAGTTCCCCGCTGTTCGGGTCTGGGTAGAGTTCGTGTGCAAGGTTGGGGTTTACGTTTCCGGTGATGTACTTCATTCCGGCGGAGATGTCTGCGCCCGTAACTTGAGCCTGCTCTATGTTCACTTCCATGACCGCCATATCCTTGCGGAACTGTAGGTCGGGATTGAGGGACTTGTCCGATGCGGCCGGTACGATCAGGAAGCGATGGTTGTAGACCTCCAAGGGCATCATTCCATCGAACGACATTCCCGAACCTATCATCGGGAGTTCCACCTGCATTAACTTGAGTTCGCGCCATAGCATCGGGAACAGTTCCCGGTCGGCGTCGTTGAAGCGTTCCACGCTTGCGCTTGAAATCTCGTTGCCCCTTGAGTCTTCCGATTGGACTTCGGTGGCGGTCTTCTGAAGCTTGCGGCTCTGGCTGACTTCGGCGGAGTAGGTTCCGCCGCCGGAACCGGAACGTTTCGAGGCGGTTCTTCGCTGGTAGTCGGCCTCAAAGGTAAGTTCGCTTCCAATGGGCGGAAGCTGGACGTGCTTGATTCCATCGGGAAGCACGACACCGGGTTTTACGACGACGTTCTGCTGGTTGGCGTTGTTGCCACCCTCGAACATCGGCTTGGAAAAGAAGTCTATCTGCATCAGCTTGGCGTTCTGGACGCTGGTTGCAATGATCTGGTTGTCCATGCAGGTATGGCCGATTCCCCGTGAGTCGTACCACAGGCGGCTGCGGTACTCGTAGCGGTGCTGGACGTAGCCCCATTCCTTGTCCTTGCCGGGGATGGTTGTGTATAGTACGGGTTCGCGGCCCTCCAACATTGCAAGTTCAAGTTCGCCCTGAACCATTTCCTCTGGAAGAGGCTGAACGTCGTCCTCTTCCTTCCAGCGGACTATGTGAAGTAGTATTTCTGGAACGTCGGGGCATATCCATGTAACGCACTTTTCGCCCTTCTTGACGAGTCCGTTGCTTCTGTCGGCGTCCCACTGGTCGGCGTACTTGCAGGTTTCCCAGATAACGATTTCATCGTTCTTGAGGTCGGATGTGTTCAGGCCGATAAGATGCTTTGTTACCTTGAATACGCTTTGATCGTCGTGGGATGACTCCGTAACCCCGGCGTCGTCGATGTTGGAAGGCTTCAACCTTGCAACAAGTCTGTCTATGGCCGGCTTGCTCCATCCCCGTTCTTCATGCCTGTTCTTGAGTTCGCGCAGTGAAGGACGGCCAATGTAGGTCAGGCGTTCTGCCTTTGCTATCTTCTTGTTCTTTGGGGGTACTATCAGGTCGCGGGGGTCAACGTTTTCAAAACTTGGGATCATGCCCCATTCGGGATGGTTCTCGGTAATCAGCTTTGTGATGGAGAATCCACGGCAGTTCTTGGTGTCAACGGATTCCTCTTTCCTTGCCCTGTAGTCGCAAAGGTGGCGGAGATAGGTATTGAAGCCCTTCTGGGCCATGGTTGCTATTTCAGGCTCTACTTCGCCAATGGGAATGAATATGGCGATCTCAGGGGCGTTTAGGATCATGGATATTTCCTGATCCGTCTTTTCCCTCGTTAGGTCGTCAATCAACGGGTCAACGGTATTGGGAGCGCCTGGATAGGGCTTGTTGCGCTTGTCTGGTCTTTCAGCCAGCCTGCGGCGCATGATGGCCGCGTCATTGCGTGCCCATTCGGAACGGGCCTGAAGGTCGGCTTCAATGTATTTCAGATACGGACATGACGTAGATGACGCGGTTGAATCTTCCATATACCCGCGTTTCATACTACAAATTCATGAATATGTCAATATCATAATGATAGAATATTGTAATATTAGAATATCATAATATTATGAATATGTATATATACGGACAATAAGCAACAAATACGTGGGTTTTACGTGTGTTAGAGCGGGTGAAAATAAATCCGTTTATGCGGATAGGCAGATGTGGATTTACAGTTTCTTTCCAACTCCCGATGAACCAGACCCGATTACGGGCTGGTTATCTCCCTGTTCGGCTCATGCAGTACGTTGCCAAACAATTCAAGTTCGGTGACTTTTCTGCCAATATCAATAGTAGCCTTGTAAATCATCTTTTGACGCCGTTTCCAGCGGAAGATATAAAGCAGTTGCCCAATCCACGTTTCGGGAATATCAACCAAACCAGCGTATTGATCCACTACCTCATTTAATGCCGTTTGTTTCATGGCTACTCCATTTCTATCGTTACGAACAAATTTCTGGGCATGATCGATGGGATGAGGCGGTCGCCTTGGGAGCGACTCACGTTCACGCTTCGACAGTTGAGCAGGAGGCCACCCGGGAAAACCTTGAGCAAAAGCTGATTTCATATCAACAGCCTCCACTAAATGTTCAGCATCGTTAATTTTATTATTCATTATATTTCTCCACTATTTAAAAAACTGGGTCGAGCCTTCCGCGCTCCGCTGAATATTTCATCCAGTACAAAACCTTTTCTTTCTTCCGGTCGATTGCCGCCCGATCTGCTTCGATCAAAACGTTTTGGCTTTGCAGAAGCTCAACCAGTGCGAACAAGTCGTTTAGTTCAGCCTGAATGTCTGTCCTGTTTGTTCGTCCAGTTTGCGGATAACCATCTTCAAGTCCAAAGCGCAACGCCTTTCCAACCGCCTGTGTGATTTCCCCGCTTTCTTCTGCAAGGCACGTAAGTAAATAATCCGTTTTGTTCATAATTTTCCTCCAACAATCAGATCCAGCCTATCGCTTGCTCCGCCGCTCAGGCTGATCATGTGCGTTCGGAGTATTTTTCAATAATCCCATCAACGTCCCTTGGCGGCATATCAAGGCTATGTGCTTTGATCATCCACTTTGTCCAATCCGTAACCTCAAGGACGGTTTTTACCTCTTTAGGCCCAACTGAACGTATGGCCTCGAAAATCAGTTGTTCAACTGATAACCCAGCAAATGTTTCATTGTTTTCCCGTAGTTCCTTTAGCGTCTTGATGCAGTTCTCAGTCATTGCTATCTCCTTTTGTTCCACCGCTCAACTAGAGCGGAATAGTTTGTTTTTTCAACCATAGTTACATGGCACTTTTTGCACCGTATAACTTCCTCCAATATTGTAGATTCATGCTCTGGTTTGCTACCACAAAAAGGACAGCATAACAATGGAGTGGACTTTACTCCGTTGTTGGGCTTGAACTCTCCACACCGCCAGCATCCAATCGCATCGCCGCTTTTTGATTTGGTCATAGTCATTTGGTTGCTCCTTCAGACTGATTCAGGTCGTTGGCAGTCCACTTGTGCAATTTGAAGTCGCGCTGGCGACCGCATTTATAGCACTCTATGAATCGTTGACGCGATAAAAGTTCTATTACACTAAACCTGTGCCTACATAATAGCTGTTTAATCGTACACATCACTGCGCCCCCTCCCATCCCCCGGAGAAGCAGTCTCCGCTAATTTCCTCGGCTTCCCTCAACGCACGTTCCATGTATTCCTTGGTGGTACCGCAGATGCTTGTTCGGTTGCCGTGTCCAAGGTACTCCTTAGACCCGGCGAAAGGCTCGTGACCAAGCAATAGGCCTATGCACGTCTCCAACCGGTCGGGACTGTGTTCCTGCCGCTGCGTCCTCGCCTTCTGCTTGTCCTCAAGGCTTATCCGGTTGCTGTCGTCGTTCTTCATCGTGTACTGCCTTAAACGGCACTGCTTCAGCAGAACGTCGTCCTGTGGGAGTATGATGGAGAGGTTGTGGCAAAGCTCCTTGAACTCCCAATGAAGCTCGGCTATGCGCGTCATGTAGCTGTTGGAGTCTATGGCACCGGCCCCGAAGTTCACCTTGTTTACGTTCCAGCCCTGTTTAACCATCTCGTTTATGATCTGTGTGCCCAATCCCCCGTTGTCGCAGTATATATCCTCGGCCCTTAGTCCATGCTGCTTGAACAGGCGTATGTACTTTCCCGCCGTCTGGCTTGGAGGAACGGTGCTGTCCTGGTTCCATGCTATAATCTGGTGGATGAGGTTGCCCTCCCTGAGTCCGAACGTCAGTTCGTCGCCGCCGCCAGACAAATCGCAGAATGCCCGGCGCTGTCCCGGTATGTAGGGGATGATTCCGCTCATGCAGTTGTGCAGGGCCTCGATGTCGGCCTCGGTAAAGACCATGTACGTGCCGCCACGGAAGAACTCGGCCAGCAGCTTCGATCTGACGTATGGATCGTTCACGCCCTTCTTGTTGATCAGTGCCATGTTCCGCTCGTAGGTGTGGTGCTCCATCAGATGGGGGCAGTCCGTCCATGGTATCTTGAACTCGATGTGGTTGTGGCTTCCCGGCTCCCACTCTATGCCGGTTGTCCAGAGTCCCGTATCGTTCATGCAGGCGTCGTAGTGCCCGCCGCTGTCCTCCCCGCACGTACTGATGCGAAGTTCAACCATTGGATTGCAACGCCCGATGGCCTCGTAGATGTCGTTCTTGATGGATTTGGCCTCGTCCGCGATTATCAGCAGGGGGCAGTAGCGCATTACGTTGTTGGCGTCCTCATGGACTCGGTTGTGGAATCCCTCGAAAAGATCGCCGCTCTTGGTGGCGAAGCAGACTATTTCAGATGGAGGAAGTCCGTCAACTTGCGGGGCGTAGATGTTGTTTGCCACGGAACGCCACCCGCCACGGTTAGAAATCATGTTTCTGAGCGACGGCATAAGCTGCTTCTCGAACTGGCGTTCGGATGCTGACGTTACCACGACCTGGCTTCCCGGAAACGCCGCCGCCCAAGAAAGGGCCAGGATCGGGACTACGCAGGAGGTGTTGTGCGTAACG